AGGCTTATTATTGATGCGACAGGTATGGGTGGCGCGATTGAACAAGATATAAGGGTGGCAAGTATAGAAAGTGGTATACAGTTTATACCATTTATTTTTACAGGTGGAGCGAAAGGTACCAAAACTCAAGTTTATAGAGATATGGTATCCTACTTACAAAAACAACAAGTCATTGTACCAGACCCTAAAGATTTACCAGCAGATGAAGCTAAATTAGTGAATAAGTGGTATAGAGAGCATGTAGATTTAGAGTATACTATGGACGCTGCTAATAAAACTGAAAAAATATCTGCTCCTACTGGTAAACATGACGATTATTGTGATAGTACAGCTATAGCTTTGCATGGAGCGCTATCAATGTTACCTATTTCTGGTAATTTTGCAGCAGTATCTATGCCAACTAAGAGAACAGTTAATAAAAGTGGTGCTGGTTGGACAGGACAGGGCTTATTCACATCAAAAAGGCGTGGAAATAGTCTAAATAAACATAGTCCGGGAGGCATTTGAGCGAAACCTTTATATACTGTCTCCGCGTTATAGGTAATGATAGCCATGCCTCTACGTGATTATCTACCTTTCGGTAGAAGACGAGAATTCGCAAGTGTTGGGGAAAATCCACCTTATAGTAAGGACAGTCCAAGAAGTTTTGGAGCAGGCGTTATAAAACGCATTAAACTTCAAAATAACTCTGGAATGGGAGGATATGGAGGTGGAACTAGCAAAGAACCTCAAATAGGTGACTATAGAACGTACATGAATGTGTATCTTTCTGACCCTATAATAAGAACTTTGATTGATTTACCCTGTATATACGCAGCGAAGGATGGTTACGACATCGTAACTGACGACGACGAAGAACGCGAGGCTATCACTAATTTTTTCGATGAAATCAATATTGAACAGTTAATTTACTCTTGGTTACGAAACGGTAGAATATTCGGAACCTCTTTTTTAGAATACACAGGAGATAACTTAGTTTTAAGGTCTTCACAGAATATGTACATACAAAGAGATGAGAATGGTCAAATTATGTATTATTACCAAGATGTAGGAGAAGACAAAGAGAATGTTAGATTTGAAGAACAAGAAATCATTGCATATAGAAACAATCCATTTGATGATTATGCTTATGGTCTTAGCGACATTCATCCAGTTCTATATTTGGTTGACCTCAAAGATTATGCAGAAAGGGATATTGGTGCCGCTCTTAATAAGTATGCTACCAGTAGGTTTGATATATCCGCTGGTTTACCCGATATGCCATATGGCCCAGATAAGATTAACGAAATCGTTGATGCATTCAATTCATTAGAACCCGGTGAAGATATTATACATGGTAATGATATAACTATCAGAGAATTACAGGGTACGCAAAGAGCGTTTGAATATGGTAAGTATACAGACGATATTTTAAAGAAAATACACATAGCATTGAAAGTACCTGTCACAATGTTTGACAAACCAGAACAAGCACGTGCTATTTTCGAACCTTACGTGAAACATTTACAAAGTGCAGTAGAAGCATCTTTGAATTCACAACTTATGCCACAACTCGAAAGTGGACAAGCTAAATTTTCATTCCGTCAAATAAATGTACAAGATGCATTTGCTAAGGCTAAGACGGATATGATTTATCTATCTGAGGGTGTACTTTCACCCGGTGAAGTTAGACTAGAACGTGGTCTAGACCCAGAAGGTGTTGTAGAAAAACAGCCTACAGCTGAAAATGCAAACCTCTCAGGTGGTAGAGACCAAGACAAGACAGAGGAATCTGTCCGTGTCGAAAACAGAAACCTAACAGGAGACAGAGAAGCATGAGCGAGAATACATATGAAGAATGTTTACTTGACCTTGCCCCAAGATTAAAAAAGAAGGGAATAAAGGAATATAGTGACATGGCTGCTAACCTATGCAGAATGAGAGTGGATGAAGGTACTGTTAGAGAATTCGCAGTCCCTGAAGACCCAGTCGAAGACTCAAAACGTACTTTTGCCCAAGAGCTAGACACACCTTTAAATATTGGTAAGGAAACTATTGACTATCCAGTCATTGCAATAACTTCAGGAGTACATGATGAAGATGGTGACCAAAAAGTTTATATAGAACCTTCAATATTAAAAGATAATATAGAAGCTTTTAACGAGCTTCCAGTTTACTTTAATCACCAGCGAACTAAAGAAGACTTGATTGGCAAGGCTATCAACCCAGAGATAATCGAGTTGGAAGATGGTAAAACTGGTATTAAAATGTTAGCGCAAATCCATAAGGATGCCGCTAAAACAAATGAAGTGATGGGAAAGTTGGAAAACGGCGATATGACACATGTCAGTATCGATTGGTTTTCTAAAGACGTTGATGTCTTAGGAGAACCGTTTGCTACTAACATTCGTCCTGTCGAGGTGAGCTTCATTGATAATGAAACTCGAACACCCGTTTGTGAAGCATGTACAATTGAAGGGGAATGTGAAAGTAACGAACACCGTGAATTCGGTGAAGAAGAATCTGATTGTGGAGGCGCCTGTGGCGGCCATGAAAAAGATTCATGTGCCTGTGAAACACACGGGAACAACAGCGAGGTAGAAACTATGGCTGAAGAAGTAAAGACAGAAGTATCAGAAGCAGAGACTATCACAGAGCGTGAATTCGCATCTATGAAGTCCAAGCTAGAAGAAATGACGACCTCCTTCGAAGAGTTGAACACCAAGCACGAGGAAGCCCTTGCTTCAATCAAGAAGTTTGAAGAAGCTGAAGCAGAAAGAGCTGAGGAAGAAGCCAAAGCTAAAAAATCTGCATTAGTGAATACAATCATTGAGAAAGAAGCTCTACTCGGAAAAATCGAGGACGATAAGATGGATGCTCGTGTTGAGGAACTCTCCGCATGGGATGACGTTAAGCTAGAAGGATTCAGCATCGCAATGGAATCTATGCCAATACCAGAAGAAGCAGAACGCACATTCGGTAAAGGTAAAGCCCACGATGTTGAAGAAAACCCAGTAGAAGCTGAGGAAAACGTTGAACGTATGTTCGCAAACGTAAACGGTAAAATCTCTTTTACAGGAAACAAGTAAGGAAGGATAAAATATGGCAACAGAAGTATTAGTAAATGACGGTGGTGCACCAGCAAGGATTATGAACCTTGCAGTTGCAGGCGCCGATTTAACAGCAGGATTAGTTGTAGATATTAACTCCAGCGGAAAAATCATCGCAGCAGCTGATGACCAAACCGGTGGAACCAACAAAGCTCAAGCAGTAGCTTTGGGAGTATTGTTAGTAGATGCAGCTGATGGAGACCCAACCTCTATCGTTACCGGTAAAGGTATAGTATGTAACGTTCAATCAGTAGCTGGTTTGACCGTAGGAGAAGAGTTAGTAGTTGATGACGCAGGAAAGCTAGAACACTCAGCAAATCTGGAAACAGACAGAGTTTTCGCTATTGCTTTGGACTCAACTTTCAGCGCTGACAGTTTGAACTACACAAAGGTATTGATAATTTAAGGTGATGTAATATGGTTACAGTTAAAGAAGGAATATTAACGACACAGAATGTAGGCAGTGGAAGTACACAAGCAAACCGCGTACTTGTAGATTACAAAGACGCACTTCAAGATTATAGAGTAACAGAATTACCAGTAATCTCAATGTTTGCAGAAAACTTTACTACCGAAACTGGTGGAGATATAGACATAACATTCGCAAAACAAAGCATGGTTATGGAGCAAATCGAAGAAGGAACAACTCCAAAGTTCCAACACACTGATTTACGAAATGAGCGTGTCAACGTTAAAGAATGGGGTATCGCAGTAGGTGTTACCCGAAGAATGATTGAAGATTCAAGATTCTCTGAAGTAGAACTCGCATTGAATGAAGCACGAAGAGCAGTTGACAGACACGTCACCAGCCACTTTGTCAAAGCTTTATTCGGTATTGGAGATGCTACATTCGGAACTGGTGTTCTCGTAAGCGGAACCAGAACCACAATCGGAGAAGGTGTTACAAGCGCAGATACAGAAGCAGAAATCACATCTTTCAGCACAAACCCACACGGTGCTTTCTTTGGAAGTACCCCAAGTGGTGGAAGCAGAATAACAGATTATGGATTGTACACAACTACAGAGTATGACGCAATGGGAAACAACTCTGGTTCACACTACGTCAATTCTCAGTCTGGCTCTGGCAGTGCAACTACAGCCGAATTAGCATTAGCTGATTTGACTGCAGCTATGGAATTAATCGCTTCAAAAGGATTAAGCGCTGACACAATCATGATTTCCCCATCCCACTACAAAGTTCTATTAGACTTAGCAGACTTTACCGTACCTTTCGCATCTGGAACTGTCACTTCGGCAAATCCGGGAGCAAGCAAAGGTGGTATAGATTATGTCAACGAAACCGCAGCATCTGGTCTAGTTGGACAAATATATGGTATGAACGTTTTCGTTAATGCCTATGTCCCAATGACCTCTTTCGGTGTTTTCGACATGTCTGTTAAACCTATAGCATACGTAGAAAGACGCGGAATGACCGTCGAAGAAGCAAACCCCGGTTTCGGAATCGTCGGTTCATACATGTCTATGAGATATGGATTAAAAGTTATTAGACCAGAAGCTGGTGTTATCATAAAATCAGCTGCAGGTGCTTAAATTTAATAATTTTTAAATCAACATAAACCGTTAGGGCGGCTACGGTAGAAGCAAGTCGCCCAACTTTAAAAAGGAGAACATATGCCTGTACCAAAAAATCAACAAGGAAAACCACTAGGCGGCGTCGGAGCCGAACGCATGAAAGGAAGGAGAAAATACAGTCTCATTCTAGACGACAGGCTACTCTCAAAACAATTCGTTACAGCTAAAGCTGATGCTAAAGTAGATAACACTGCATTTTCATCTGATTGGAGTAACGAAGAAACTACAGCACCTACTAAAGCTGCTGTTTATAACAAAATTAACTCTCTAAGTGTAGATACATCTGCCTTTACACAAGAAGATACTGATTCGGCTTCTTCTGATGTAAGAGCTTTTAGAACTGGTAATTATGGATTTGGTTCTGGCTCTAGTCTTGCTTATTCAGAAATAACACATAAGGTAACTATAGATGGCGATTTGAGAGTGGGAGCTATTGATGGCTCAAACAATGACATTTATTTAGATGATGGAGCTGTATTATACAAGTATGACTCTGGTGGTAGCACTGCTATGCTTACGCTTGACAGTAGTAATGGTAATAAATCTGCTCAAAAGTTCGCTATAGGCTCTACTAATCCCTCGGTCCCTCTTGAAGTAAGCTTATCTGGCTCTACTGCTACGTTGAGCGATGGTACAGGTATAGCTCAGTTTGGAGCTGATAGTGGAGCTAATTTAGGTATAGATGCTAGTCGTATACAATCTAGAAGTGGTGGAGCAGAAGCTGACATAAGTATTAATCCACTTGGTGGAGATGTGACTTTAGGTGCAGATACTAATGATACTATAACTTCAAAAGGACATATGGTTGTAGAAGGTAACTTAACTGTAAGTGGAACTGCTACAGCTATTAACACAACACAAACAACAATTAACGATAATATAATTACATTAAATAATGATGTAACTGGTACACCTAGCGAAAACGCTGGAATAGAAGTAGAACGTGGTGATTCAGATAACGTAGCAATAAGATGGAACGAATCTACAGATAGATGGCAAATCACTAACGACGGTAGCAGTTACGCAAATATAGCAACTGGTGATACAACACATGACGCAGTTACAATTGACAATCAAGGTACAGGTTTATTATCTCTAAGTACACAAGCTATAACAGTCAATGACGTTATGGTAAAGAACAGTGGAGATACTATGACAGGTACTTTAACACTATCTGGTACATCAGGAAGCAGTGGTACAACTGCTCTAAGTGTCACAGGTGGTGACTCTGCAGCTTCAAACCCTGCAGTAAGTATAACAGGACATTTGTCAGCAACTACAAAATCTTTTAACATACCACATCCTTTATATGAAGACAAACGTTTAGTTTATGGATGTTTAGAAGGTCCAGAATATGGAATGTATGCAAGAGGTGTGGGAAAGATTGGTGATGACACTGATGAAGAGTTTAAAAACAGAATGGTGGGAATAGAGTTGCCGGACTATTGGTTCAAAATGGTTGGTAAAGATTATACAGTATCTTTGACACCTTATGGTAACTACAATGTATGGATAGCTAAAAAAACAGAGGATGGTTTTTATGTGAAAACAAACGCAGAAAAAGCAATCCGTTTTGACTGGAGTGTAATTGGTGGAAGATTAGACGCAAAATTGGAGGTAGAGCCTAATGGCTGATAAAGTAGTAGTAACACCGGCAGAAGGAAAGATAATATTCAATAATGCTGCTGGAACTGAAATCGGTAGTATAGATACTACAGATGACGGAAGCGGTGGTAATACGGATGAAATCACAATTAACAAAGCAAAACTAACGAATGGAAAGATAGATGGAGGTACCTTCTAAGCGAGGTAAAAATATAACATGGCAAATACAATACAGATGAAAAGAAGTGCCGCAACTGGAACATCAGCACCAACAGGTCTTGCAGCAGGTGAGCTTGCTTGGTTGAACAATGGTGCCAACGGCGGCAATGGTAAGTTATACATTGGTTCATCAGATGACACACCTCAGATGTTACACATCGCAGGTTTGGGTACTGGTGCAGTCAGCGCAAGTGTCGTTGCAGACGATATCGGAACAGGCGATGCTGCTGTAACTTTAGCAACTAGCGCAGGTAATATAACTTTAGACGCACAAGGAAATGATACAGATATCATTTTCAAAGGAACAGACGGTGGTGCTGATACTACATTCTTAACTTTAGATGGTAGTGCAGCAGGAGCAGCAACTTTTAACAGTACGATAACCTGTGCAACCAGTTTAACGATTGGTAGTGCAGTAATGTCTGAAGCTGATTTAGAACAACTTGACGGTATCACAGCTGGTACCGCAGCAGCAAGCAAAGCAATGGTTTTAGATTCTAACGCAGATATAACAGGTGGAAGAAACTTAACCATAAGTGGTGAATTAGACGCAGCAACATTGGATATTAGTGGTAACGCTGACATAGATGGTACGTTAGAAGCGGACGCTATGACATTAAATGGAACTGCAATTACAACCACTGCAACACTATCCACAGGTATATCAAACGGAAATGTACTAGTAGCAAACGCAAGCGTAGCTGACAACGATTTCTTAAGAGTAGATGGAACTTCTATCGAAGGTAGAAGTGCATCAGAAGTGTTAAGCGATATAAGTGCAGCACCTGCAGCAGGTAGTTCAAATATTGTAACTACTGGTGCTTTAGATTCAGGTTCTATTACATCAGGATTCGGAAACATTGATAATGGTTCAAGCACTTTAGATACAGGTGCATTAACAGCAACTACAATCACAGGAGTAGGAGATATGACTATTACTGGAGATACAGCTACTTTCCAATCAGCTAATAGTACAGACCCATTACTTATAGTTAAAAACACAACCAACGACGCAAATGGTGCACGTATGAGATTTGTAAAAGACAAAGGTGCAGCAGGAGCAGACAACGATGTTGCAGGAGTAATTGAGTTCGTTGCTGACGATGATGCACAAGCACAAACTACTTTTGCAAAAATAACAGCATCTATAGCTGACGCATCAAACGGTGCAGAAGGAGGTAAATTAGCTTTAGGTGTAGCTACACATGATGGTGAATTCCAAAACGGTCTTATATTAACAGACGGTAGCGCAGAAGATGAAATTGATGTAACAATCGGAAACGGAAGTAATTCCGTTACTACTGCAGCTGGTGACTTAGTAGTTACTGGAGATTTGACTGTTTCAGGAAGCACGACCACAGTAAACACAGCAACTATGACTGTAGAAGACCACAACATTGTTTTAGGTAGTGGTAATTCAGGTGCTGAAGTTGCAGACGCAACAGGTCTGACACTCGAAGGTGGTTCTGGAGATGATGTAACTTTCCAATACAACGCAACTGATAATCGTATGGAATTGAAGCATGGTTCATCTTTTGAGGATTTCAAAGCAGGTACTATTACAGGAACTTTCAGTGGAAACATTACTGGAAACGTTACAGGTAACACAAGTGGAACAGCTGCAACCGTTACAAGTGGAACTCAAGCTAATATAACAAACGTTGCTAATGTTGTAGAAGTTGGAGCATTAAATGCAGGTTCTATAACATCTGGTTTTGGTAACATTAACAACGGTTCAAGTACAATCACAACTACAGGATTAATTAGCGGTGGTTCATTAGATATAGATGATGTTCTTATTAACGGAACAACAATTGGACACACTGATGATACAGACTTGATGACTTTAGCAGATGGTTTACTTACTGTTGCAGGAGAAATTAGTGTAACTACTTTAGATATAGGTGGAACAAATGTTACAGCTACAGCAGCTGAACTCAACATCTTAGATGGTGTTACAGCTAGTGCAGCTGACATCAACTTGATTGATGGAATCACTAACGGTACTGTCATTGCTAGTAAAGCAATTATCACTGATTCTAACAAAGATATTAGTGGTGGTAGAAATATTACAATTTCAGGTGAGTTAGATGCAGCCACTCTTGATATTTCAGGAAACGCCGATATTGATGGTACACTAGAAACTGATGCTTTATCTATAAACGGAACAACAGTTACATCCACAGCCGCAGAACTAAATATCTTAGATGGTGCAACAGTTGTTGTAGGTGAAATTAATGCTTTAGATTTAGGAAGTACAGCTGTTGGTAATGCTATTGCAAGTAAAGCTGTTGTCTTAGATGCTAGCAAAAATTATACAGGTATAAACAACTTTACTATCACTGGTGCGCTAGATGGTGCAACTATTGACGGTGGAAGCTTCTAAGCTTAGATAACCGCAAACTTTAAATACACCGGAGTCACTGACGATGATGGTGTATTTACCATAAGGAGAGAAAAATGGTCAACACAATCATAATAAAAAACGACAGTAATACGGGCAACTCGCCTGCAGCTAACGAGATAGTTACTGGTGAATTAGCAATCAACACAACTGATGGTAAACTATTTTACGGTGACGCAAGTGGTAATCCTCAAGAGTTTACTGCTTCTGTTAGTGGTGATACTTTTGCTACAGACTTGAAAATAGGTAGAGATTCTACAGACCATATATTTTTCAACAACAATGATAAAATTGGATTTAGAGTAGCTAATGCTAATCAGGTAGAATTTAAAGATGGACAGATATTACCTGTGACGACCAATGATATTGATTTAGGTTCGAGCGACTATGAATTTAAAGATGCTTACTTTGATGGAACAGTCACAACAGATTCCGTCAGTATAGGTGGACATACTATCAACGCTATAGATGCTAGTTCAGAAGCTTCGAATGCTAATGACCATTTGATGACTGCTCTAGCTATCAAAAATCGTATTGAAGATTTTGGTTATACTACTAATACTGGTACGGTAACTTCTGTGGCAGCAGGTTCAGGTTTGGATGGTGGAACAATTACGGGTTCTGGTACTTTATCAGTAGACGTATCTGATTTTATGACCAACGGTGCTAATAATAGAGTTTTAACTGCAACAGGCACCGACGCTATGAATGCAGAGGCTAATTTTACTTTTGATGGTACAGATGCTTTGGTTGCAAGTACAGGTAAATTACAATTTAGAGACACAGGTCTTTACATCAATTCAAGTGCAGATGGACAATTAGATATTGTTGCCGACACAGAAGTACAGATTGCAGCAACGACGATAGATATGAACGGTGCTGTAGATGTCAGTGGTAATTTAACTATAGGTGGTAACATTGTTGCAAGTGGTAATATCACAGCAGATGTAGGAGGTGACATCACCTTAGATGCCGATGGTGGAGACATTAGATTAAGTGACGGTGGTACACAGTTTGGTAGAATTGTGAACAATAGTAGTAATCTTGTACTTGAGGCCAGTGTACAAGATAAAGACATCAATTTCAAAGGTGATGATGGTGGTTCAACTATCACAGCATTGTCATTAGATATGTCAGCTGCAGGAACTGCTACATTTAGTAATAACATAATATTAGATTCTGATTCAGCAGTGTTAAAATTTGGTGATGACCAAGATGTTACACTTACACATGTCCATAACACAGGATTATTATTAAACTCAACAAGACAATTACAATTCAATGATTCCAATGAAGCTATATCTTCCAATGGAACTAATTTGAGACTAAAATCTGGTGGCACTACCTTCGTAGTACCAAGCTCAGATGGTAGCAGTGGACAATTCTTAAAAACAGACGGTAGTGGTAACTTATCTTTTGCAACGGCAAGTGGTGGTTTGAGTGGTCTAGGTAGTACAGATAACGCTATATTAAGAGCTAATGGAACTGGTGGAAGCACTGCTCAAGGTTCACCTACTGTAATTAGTGACTCTGGTGTATTGACAACTGCAACAATCGAATCTGATACAATACAGGGTGAAACAGGAGGTGCTAAACTTAATTTTACAACTTCGTTTGGTAGTGATGATACTTTGATAGTCAGTGTTGGGGGTGCTTCAAGATTTGCCTTTGTTGAAAATAGCGGAACTAGAGCTTTCATACCTTGGATTGACAACGATGTCAACTTAGGTCACAGTAGTTATGAATTTAAAAATTTATATCTTGATGGTACTGCATTTATTGATACTCTCCAGTTAGGCGCTACTGAAATAACAGCGTCTGGTGCAGAAATTAATATATTAGATGGTGGATTATCAGCGTCTGATATTCCTAATTTAGCTACCTCAAAGATTACAAGTGGAACTTTTGCAGATGCTAGGATAGCATCGAGTAATGTTACACAACACTCTGGAAGTATAACAAGCTTAGGTACATTAACATCTCTTACTGTTGACGATGTAACAATAAATGGTTCTACTATTTCTGATGCTGGCGATTTCACAATTGATGTTGGAGGTGATATTACACTTGACGCAGCAGGAGACCAAATAAAATTCGAAGATGCAGGTTCTACAAGATTTACATTTAATTTAGACTCAACACCTGAGCTAGACGTTACAGGTAATTTCACAATAGATGGTAGTGGTACTATTGAACTAGATGGAACTGGTGGTGTAAAAATGACTGAAGCTGGTGCTAGTGCTAGTACGGTTACACTACGGCCTACTGAAATAGGTGGTAA